GTTTGTTTGTTTTTTCAAATGCCATTATGTTTTAAACCTTTTTTTAAATGAAGCGCTTTCACTTAACGCTCTATCTGCTTGAGTGTAACCTGAACCACCAGGTAAAGAAAAATTACTACTTCCAGAACCTACTTGTTGCCCACTAGGTTTATCTGACAAACCTGCATATGCAGTAGCTATATTAGCAGCACCTTTAATGTACGCTTGATTCCTAGCTGCTTTAGCTGCTGATTTTTTAGACGCTAATTGCATTCTACTGTCTTGTCCTTTGTAAGCTAAGTCAGCATTTTTCCTAGATTCATCTAAAGCTACTGCGTTTAACTCACCTTTAAATTGTCGTTTACTAAACATATCTGCTGCTGTTAAAGATGCGCTACTAGAAATACCACTTGATGCCAACAAGAGTCTGTTACTTGCTTGTCTTTCCATAAACACTTGAGCTAAAGTATTTCCTTTTTGTTTTGCTTCTAAGGCTACTTCTGCTCTGTTGTCTTTAATTTGTTGCATGTTAGCATTATGTTCTGCTTGAGCGAAAGCACCAGCAGATTGCGCTGCTCTTTTAGCTTGCATCATAGTTGCTCCACTACTTATAATTGCTATTGTTACTGCATCACACATTAGTAGTAAACCTCCGTTGTTATTCCTAATAACCTCATTGGTAAAGGAGCTGATTGAGATACCGTTAAAGTAGGATCTTGACTATATCCTAGTGTATGCACATCTCTCTTACCAGTAAAGGATTGTAGACCGTCTGTTAAATCGTTAACAGTTGATCCGATTAATATTTGGTTGGTATTAATAGTTATATTGTACGTTGTAGATAATTCTAAAATAGATTTACCAATCTTTCTTGGCTTCCCTGTTAACACCCCATTAGATAGTGCCGCATCTTGTGGTAAGGTTTCGACTGTTATGTTGTAATCTAAGCCTATATCGCACGCTGCTGTTGGTGATGGAAAGGTAGCTGTACCTGCTGATGTTACTACAGCACTACCATAGTAAAAGAAATCACCTGCTTCTGTTGATCCTGATGTTGCATGTACTGTCTTACCTAATTGAGTAACACCTGTAAACACACGACTGGTTAAAAATACTAACGTAGTATTATCATTTATTGATGTTGTTACTGGGCTAACAGATATTACATATTCATTAGTTGTTCCTGTAGATACTACACTTGTAACTGTATGTATTGTACCACTACCAGCAAACTGAAATGTTTCTCCCTGACTTGGACTAGCTGTTGCTCCATCAATAATAAACTGACTAACACCACTAGACACAGCACCTTTGTTTTTAACTGTACCATGCGGTTGGTAACTTGCTGACATTGTTTTAGTAAACGTCATGTCAGTTGGTATATCAAATTGTGTGGTTGCAAACTGCTCTAAGTAAAATGCAGTACTGCCGTTTATTGTTCTTTCTACAAGTGAAAAGATAGTAGCCGATAGACAAGCAATAGATTTATAATTTCCATCTGTATTCCATTGTGTCCAACCAAATATCTTTTGTTCTTTTTGACTACTGTATACAGACATAGTTCCATCACCATTTACTAAGAAATAAAATTGTTCAGTTCTGTCTGGCAATGATGTGGCAATTGCTGTATCAACAGGTGTAACAATTAAATGTGATGACTCCAGGCTAGTATTATTACTATCAAAAAGTTCTGTAGTTGAAGCAAAAACATAGTCCCTTATGTTCTTACCGTTTTTCTGGATGTATAAAGTACCACCATCAAATGGTCTTGGCATACCTTTTTGTTGCACACCAAATGAAGTCTGTCTTACTATCATTGAAGTAGTAGGCGTAATGTTCTTACCTGTTTGTGGTCTTAAGAAAAACTCAGCACCACTAGTAAATATTTCTAATACACGCCCAGACACTAAATGTCTTATCTCGTTAATCTGATCAGATGCTATTTGCATTTGTAAACTTTCATCATCCAATCCTTTTCCAACATCAAAGTTAAAATACAAACCTACTTTGCTTGCTGTTAAATAATCAGGTGCTTGGATACTGCCACCAAAATATAGTCTTTGTTCATGGAAAGAACAGGCTCTTGGATACCCATTAGTATCACTATAAAGTTGTTCATCCCATTTTCTTGTAGCTGGATGTCCTACAATTTTTACATTAGCTCCACCAGCGTCAACTGATTCTGTTGCTGTATCGCTACTAGCAGCAGTAAAACTAAATCTATCATCATCAATAGTTGTTATAGTTCTTGCGCCATTCATGTTACCTGCCGCTAATCCATCACCATCAACATCAAATACATCCATTGCTCCTGAAATAGTAACACTAGCTCCAGTAGAAAAACCATGCAGAGGCATTGTTACTTCTACTACACCACTACCTTGTGCGGTCTTAAATGGACTATCATCAAGTTCTATTTCAACATCGTCTAACAATGTACCTGTTAATACAGTTGCTGAGGTAAAACCTGTAACAATAATTTCTGCACCATGATATCTAATTCGTGTACCAACATAATCATTTGTCCAATAAGAAGAAGATGTAGTTAGTGTTACACCTGTTTGCCCTTTAGCTGTTTGATTTATGTCTAGAGTAATACTATCGTTAGCAAATTTAAAATAAGGTTGGTAAGTTTTTTCACCATTCACACTAACGTCAAATTGAAATACTGACAAAGCAAAAGTTGTAGCACCTGTTCTTTTTAAAATTCTAGGTGGAAACTCTTTATGGCAGATAATCATTGTATCGCCTTGCTGAGTTACTGTTAACTCCATCAAGTCTGCTGTAACAATGCCAGTTGATGTAATAGTTTGTAGTGCTGTACCGTTGCTACTGTATATAGTTATGACTGCGTTAGTAAAAAGAATTATATATTCTTGGTCATCACTAAAAATAAACGGTTCTAATCTTCCATTGGCTGGAGCAGTTGCACGATAGACTGAACCTGGGCGTCTTTCAATACCGCCTTGGTTCAATGTAATTACATTTCTAGCTTTCTTCAGTCCTTGTTCGTAAGCAAGTACGTCTACTCTTGACGCAATCTTAGGATCTAGCTCGCCTCGTACAAAACTGGCTTGATGTATTCTTTGTATGCCCATGTATTAGCTCGATGAAACAGTTGCGTTTACATTACTTAATGCTGTTCTGTTTCTAGTCCTAGCAATTCTATTAACATCCATACGTCTAGTTGTTTGTGCTTGACTGTCTGCTGACTTAGCTAATGCTATTTGTCCAAGACCTCTGTTTCTATATAGCTCGGACAACGAATCGTTTCTTGCAATTGCACCTGCAAACAATGAAGCTAGTTCAAATACTATCGCTTGTTTAAAGTACGGAGGAAACTCAGCCTCTGATGCTTGGTATGTGTAATCACAAAACACAGCATCGTTTGTACCAGTATCGCTGTATATTTTATCACCGTATCTGTCGTATTTTATAACAGCTCCACCTACAGTTATCGTATGTATTAGCAAAGCATCTGATGGTAACTGGTGTGCAGACGACCATCTTGCTAAAGGATCTACTGCCATTTTACTTAATTGAATTTGTTTAGATGCAAATCTCCAACGTATTCTTGTTAGCATTGCTTCTAATGTTGACTCGTATAACTGACCAGCTACAGTTGATTCTGTTGTAGCCTCTTCAAAGCTAGTTATTATGTTAGCACCTACTAGTACTAGCGCTTTGTTACAAATATCAAATCTAGTTTCTGATAACATAATACCTCTCTAAGTAAGAAGATTGTGGGGAAGGGCGTAGTCGTACCAACCCCACAACATTCATTAAGAACTTACGTTCCGTTCGTACAAGTTACTGTTGCTACACCTGTAGCTGATGTTACCACCAGTAAATCTACAGTTACCGTTCCACCAGTTGTGCCTACAGCAAGGATAGTATCCCATTGCTTTAGCTCATTAGTGATAGTATTGAAGTAACCAGAACCAGCGATAGTGCCTGGCGCATCAGTAGAATTGTAATGCCAAACATTACCTGTTCCTGCTCCTGCTACTTTTTTTAAACCTGCTGCTGCAAATGCCATAATAACCTCCGTTATTCTGTAATTTCAATTTGCATGAAGCCTAGCGGATCGATCGCTACTGCTTGCATACTCATATATGAAGTTGTTAAATGGGCCACTTTTTCAGGGATGTAGTTTACCTCTGTCTTGATATCCGCACCTGTTGCAAGGCCGATAGCAGATTTATGGTAAGCGTGAGTGTTTCTTGTTGTAGATGCTTTTGTCAATCCTGAATGTGTAAACCACATAAAGCCTAACCATCTCTTAGCTGTCATACCACCAGCAAAGGGTAGTTGTGCGTCTCCAACATAATCAGCATTAGAGAATTGATCTATAGCTAACAAGTCAGCCCAACCAGCAGGAGATACTACAAAGTATCTTTGCCCGTCATCTGGAATATCAGCATCGCCGAATGTCTCATATGTTGTTAAACATTTTGCAAGTGTTAATGCTGCTGAACCAGCGCCTATGTTTGCAGAATTGCTTCCACCATCTAGTACGTCAAGGATCAATTGGTCTGTTTTTCTACCCAAAGCTGCGGCAGCAGATTGAGCAAGAACTTGTCTTTCATCTACATTAGTTTTCATCTCATCTAGTGTATCAACATAATCACTTGCGTAGAAATCAGCTAGTGTTACGTCAACTGTAGTATGTGCGATGTCCATTGTAGGAACTTCTGAATGTCTATTCTTTGTAACGGCAGAGCCTGTTCCAACTTTTTGGAAACGTGCTTGGCTACCTTTTACATTTTTTGTTTGCCTAACAGTATTAGCAAGTTTAGAACCCATACGTTGATACGCCATGTGGACTTCTGCTTCAAACTGTTTAATAAAGGCAGTTGATATTGATGTACTCATCGTTATCTCCTGTTAAAATTAAATTAATATTTCACAGTTGTCCTTTATCCTTCAGTTCGGTTGTCCATTTAGGGCCTAGTTCCGAAATAATGGGCTGTATATTTACATCTACGTTAGGTAGATGTTTATAAAAGTAATACATTTCGACACCATTTACAAGCATTGGTTCATCTGCAAAGGTAAATTTCCTCCATTTCAACCATCTAATGCTTTGTTTATGCTCTGCTGTTATAAAGTTATACACAAAATCATAGTGTGATTCTACATAAGTAAACCACCTATCATTCATTTTTAAGAATTCTCTTTTGTGTTCAAACAACAAATCACTAGACAGAAACCAAATAGACGCTCTTCTTGGATTAGTTTTACTAACAGGCATTGCTCCAAATAAAGCAATGATCTCATGGTCTTGATTAAAGATAGTAAAAGAATGTGTGTTAGGTCTATTGTATCTAAAAGGACTAAGCAAAGCAGTCAAAGGATCTGAGCCAACCGTTCCTAACTCAAATTTATCTAACTGCTTTAACTCTGGCGCAAGTCGAAAACAATCCTCAGGAACTGTTTTCTCCATATAAAGCATATTATCTTGTTAACATTCTAAACGCTGCGTCTACTTTAGCAACATAAGCGTCATCTCTATGTCTTGGATCATGGTATCTTGGATCTGCCATCATTGCTCTAGCATCTGCCATAGTTAATTGTTTTTCTGGTTGAGCATATTGTTCTGACCTTACACCTGAGTTTTGCATAGATATAATTCTTTCCATTGCTTGTATACCAGAAGCTGATGTACCTAAAGAATATTGAATAGCTTCAAACTCTTCAGGTGGAAAATTCTTTCCAGCCCAGGCATTAACAGCTTCTACTCTTGATTCAGCGTTTTCACCTAATGCTTCCATTTCTGCCGCTATGTTAGGTTGTTGCGCTTGCATCATTTCAACGTAAGCTCCAATACCAGATTCGTATTCTTCTTGATTCATACCATTAGCTTTAGCGGTTTCTCCCCACCAAGCAGTCATAGGATTATCTGTTACCATTTCTTCTGTAATCCCATCAGGTAATGCAGGTAACTCATATGTCTCTGGTACATTAGCATCGTGTTCAGAAGCTAAGTCATTCATAATTTTTTCTTTTAGAGTTTCTTCTTCAGCAGGAACTGCATCTAGTATTTCTTGCTCTGTAATTTCTTCAGCCATTATTTACTCTCCTCTACAATTTTTTGTGATTTGCCTTTGTTAGTTCTTCTTTGTATCAAACCAACAATGTATCGCTGTCCTTCTATGTGTCGTAACTGATCGTTACTTACATCTGGTCCAGCAACAGTTTCAATGGTTACT